ATAGTAATTAATAAATTAAATTTAAAATAATCATTGACATGCATACGTACCTTACGTATTATGGGTTTAGTTTAGGGTAGAAAGATAATAACTATTAGACAAGGAGTGGAGTGGTATGGTGAATGGGAAAGGAAAAAAGATCGTTAATATGGATAGATATGAACCCAAAATTTAGTAATAAAAAGGAGCAAAGAAATGAAATTTAAAAAATATATGTATGATGAAGGTGGATATGATTTTGAAAGGTATGATAAGAATGGATTCAATAAATATGGATATAATATAGAAGGAGATGATAAATATAAGTATGATGAAGATGGATATGATAAAGATGGATTTAATTTTGAAGGGTATGATAAAAATGGATTTAATATAAATGGATATAGTCAATATGGATATGATAAAGATGGGTTTAATATGATAACTATTGATCAGTAAACCCATCAGAATAGAAAGATGTATACAATGGATAAATATAAGCATGATAAATATAGATATGATAAATATAAATATAGATATGATAAAGATGGATTTAATAAATGAGGTGCAGAAAGGTGTATATAATATCACTAAACAATTTATTCTAAAACAATAGGAGTACTACTATGCATTTATTTCTAGATAAAAATAAATATAAAGATATTGATAATAATAATGAAACATTGAAAAATAAAAATATTCATAATTTAGTTATTAGAAAAACAAATAGTATTAGACAACAAAGATATGTTTTAAAGAATTTTAATGAATGGAAGCAGGCGCAGTTAGAAAAATATGGATATGATAAGGATGGCTATGATGTTTTTGGATTTAATGCAATTGGATATGATAGAGAAGGATATGATGAAGATGGGTATAATATAGATAAATTTGATAAGAATGGATTTGATAAAGATGGATATGATGTTAATAAGGAAAAATGGAGTAGAATATATGTTCAATCTAACCAACCATCACTATATAGATGGCCATCTTAATAAAGAGATTTATAATAATGAATAATAATAATAATAAAGAAATAGTTGATAAGATACAATATATTATAGATATTTTAGATGTATCAAAAGAATCAATATCTAAACTATTTGGAGTTTCAAAAAGAACATTGGAGGGATGGTATATGGGTAGAACACCATCTAGGCAATCAGTTATGATAATTAATTTAATATATAATATATTCAAAAAATCGGAGAATAAATTATGAACTCGTTTTATACTGATATGTCAAATGAAGTCTATCATGCTTCTGATGGTGTATCCAAATCAATGCTAGATTTAATACATATTGATCCGACATTGATAGAATGGTCTAAAAGATGTCATGTTCAAACAACAAAAGCATTTCAATTTGGAACATCGTTGCATGCTTATTTGCTTGAATATAAATTGTTTTGTAAAAATTATATTATAGCACCCATTATAGATAAAAGAACCAAAGTGGGCAAAGAAATATGGAATAAATTTTTAAAAGAAAATATTAATAAAACAGTTTTAAATCCTGAAGATCATACAAAAATAATAAATATGGGAAAGAGTGTGTTATCACACCCAATAGTCAATGAGTTATATAAACAAAAAATATATACAGAATGCTCACTATTTACATACCAACCAGATGTAGAATTATTATTAAAAGCAAGACCAGATATGGTATCTAAAGACAAGAATGATAATATAATTATTATAGACATCAAAACAATTGATGATATTGATAATATACAACGTAATATAGTTAAGTATAGGTATTATGTACAAGCTGCTCATTACATGTCTGTTTTATTTCATAATAAAGAAATTAATTTAAAAATAAATAATCAACTTAAGTTTGTTTTTATATTTATAGCAAAGAAAATGTCTGGTGGCAAATATCCTGTTCGAGTAGTGTCCTTAGATGAAAAAAGTATAGACATAGGAATAGAGGAGGTTACGATAGATCTTTACAATTATGCTAAATTTAAAAAACAAGAAGATAAAAACACAATACCGTTGATTAGTTTACCTAGTTGGAAAGTAAAGGAACATGAGATCAATGCTTAATCCTATAGAAAAGCAATCAGTAAATAGATTTGCTGCATTAGTGATAGGACAATCTGGAATTGGAAAAACATCATTAATGAATACGATATTAGGAAAAACTTTTAATAATAAAACAAAAGAATGGGAGGGTGATATTAATGATGAACAAATATTTGTTCTATCAGCAGAAGCTGGATTATTATCGGTAAGAAATCTTATCAATGAAAATTTAGTATCAGGGTTTGAAATCAATACAATATCAGATGTATATGATGCAGAAAAAGCCTTTTCTTCTCTTGAAACATTAGAAAAATTTAAAGACAAAAAGTTTTGGCTATTCGTTGATTCATTAACGGCAATTGCGGAAATTTGTGAAAATGAATTAAAAACAAAATACAAAAATTCTAAAGATACTTGGGCTATGTGGGGGGAATATGCTGACATAATGATACAAATCATTAAAAAATTTAGAAGCATGAATCAGTGTCATGTAATATTTACTGGACTAGAAACTATAGATAAAGATCAGGATAATAGAAGATATGCAGCTCCTGCATTAAGTGGAAAAAAACTACCTGTTTTATTGATATCACTTTTAGATGAAATTTTTTACATGTATAAGATTAAAGGTGATGATGGTGTTAGTAAGGTGGTATTAAACACAAGCACAAGTCAATACTATCCAGCTAAAGATAGATCTGGAAAACTAAATGGTATAGAATTACCAAATCTATTAGTTATTAAAAATAAAATCATTGGGTAATAAATATTAAAGATTATAAAGTTATGTACTTTAAACTAACAATAAATAAGGAGAAATCGAATGGCATTAATCAATCAAAACCTAGAAACAGTAGAAGAATCACAAGTATTAAAACTATTGGTTCCAGGTGAATACGAATTAATAGTAGAAAATTCAGAAATTAAAGAAGGAGCAAAGGGAAGTTATATAGCATGGACATTTGATGTGGTAGGTCATCCTAATAAAATATGGGATAATATGTCATTGGGACACCCTATTGGATTGAGTAGATTAAAATCATTGGCAATATCTTGTAACCATCCAACTCCAAATTTTGTAACAGATACAGAAGAATTACATGGAAAATCTTTTTTGGGAATCATTAGAATTGTAAAGGATAAAAATAAACAATTTGATGATAAAAATGGTATTCAATCCTTTAAAAAATTAAGTGATGATCCTACCGTAACGATTATAGATCAAGTAAACACTGCTCCTGTACAAATGCCATGGGATAATAAATAATTTATATTAACATCTTATGGTAGGGGTTCTGGTAAAAAAACACTTTACCAGAACCCCATACCTTCATAATTAATAAAAGGATTAGATATGAAATTTGATAAATATAAATACGATAAAGATGGACATGATAAGTCTGGATATGATGAAGAAGGATATTATAAATATGGATATGATAAAGATGGTTATAATGAAGATGGTTATAACAGTGATGGATATTATAAATATAGATATGATAAAGATGGCTATGATAAGAATGAATACGATAAAAATAAATACGATAAAAATGGGAATTATAAATATGGTAAAAATAAATACGATATAGATGGGAATTATAAATATGATACAGATGGATACGATACAGATGGATATAATATAGATGGATATAATATAGATGGATATAATACATATGGATAGAATAAAGATGGGTATGATATAGATAGAGATTATAAATATGGGAATTATAAATATATATGGATATAATAAAGATGGGTATGATGCTTTTGGATTTAAAATAGATTTCTATGATAACTATCTTTATTATAGAAATGGTTGAAGATGATAAGACCTTCCATATTTTAAATAGTAATAAAAAGGATTAGATATGAAATTTGATACATATAAGTATGATGAAGATGGATATGATAACCATGGTTATGATAAAGATGGATATGATAAAGATGGTTATGATGAAGATAGTTACTATAAAGATGGGTATGATGAGAACGGTTACGATAAAGATGGGTATGATAAATATGGTCGTAATAAATATAGATTTGATAAAGATGGATACAATGAAGAAGGATATAATTGGAAGGGGTTTTATAGATATGGAGTTTATAAATATGAATATGGTGTAAAATAATTGTACTTACATTATATATATGAAGGTAAGTAAAATAAAGGTTACTATGATAGAATTAAGAGATTATCAAAAAAGTTGCATAGATACAATCATACAATTGATACCCATACAAAAAAATATTTTAATTCAAGCTGCAACTGGTGCTGGTAAAACTATAATATTTTCACAACTATGCAAAATATTGCTTGAATCAAGTCCTAATATTAAGATATGTGTTGTGGTACATCTAAAAGAGGTTGTTGATCAAAATGTCGATCAGATATCATTGATGTGGGGTTCGATGGCACCAATCAGTGTGTGTTGCGCTTCAAGTAAGTATAAAAATAGTTACGACCAAAATATACTGGTGGGTAGTATTCAGAGTATTTCAACTCGTATTGATATATTGCCAAAATTTGATTTATTGATTATTGATGAAGCTCACCGTATACAACCTATAAATAAAGATGGATCATATCCAAAATTAATAAAATCATTACAAAATAAAAATGATCAGTTGCGCATTATAGGTTTTACTGCAACTCCATATAGATTGGGTCATGGTTATATATATGGTAGCAATAAAAAACCATCTAATGAAAATCTATTCAATACATTATCTTATTATATTGGTATTAAAAAACTAATTGAAAAAAAATTTTTATGTGATTATAAAATAAAATGTTTAAAACGAATTGATACAGAATTAAAATCAGTTAAAGTACAAGGTGATTATAATTTAAAAGATTTAGAATCAATAGTTACAAGTGTGATACACATGGAATCTATTGTCTATGCAATAAATGATTACTGCATAGAGAGAAAAAAAATTGTTATTTTTTGTACCACTATTCAGCATGCTAAAAAATTAAATAGTTTGTTAATTAAAAATAATTTAGTTTCTTCTGTTATACATTCAAAAATGCCATTATCGCAACAAAGTTTTATTTTAAATCATTTTCGTAATGATAAACTTAGAATTTTATGTAACGTTGGTATTCTAACAGAAGGATTTGATAGCCCAGAAATAGATTGCATTATTATGGATCGTGCTACAAAATCAATTGCACTATATATCCAAATGTGTGGACGAGGATTGAGAATTTCAAATGGTAAAAAAGATTTACTCATTCTCGATTTTGCAAACAATTGTATAGAGCATGGTGATATTGTTGATCCTCAGGTAATAGTTCCTACATCATCTGGATCTATGATAAGTGATCCAGTAGTTAAAATATGTGATCAATGCTTTAGTATTATATCAATAGGATTTAAGAAGTGTCCTGAATGTGAATACATTTTTGAAATGATAAGAAATAAAAAAGAAATTATAAATGATAAATTACAATTGCATGACTATAAAAACATAAAAAAATATAATAATGAGAAACATATAGTATCAATAGAAACAATTGATATTACAAAAATTATTTCTAAAGCTGGAAACGAAATGTTGAAAATATCTTTATATTGCTTGGATAATAATAATAATACTTTATATATTAATGAATTTTTAGATATTGAAGGAAATGCATCTGATTGGGGATACCAAAAAGCTAAATCTTTTTGGAAAAATATAGTTAAAACTGACTATCCGAATACAGTAGAAGAAGCTATGAGTCGGTATGGAGAAATAATAATGAGTCTACCTAATAAGATTGAAGTTAAACAAAAAAACAAATGGTGGAATGTTTCCAATTGGAGTATATAAATTAATTTTATATTATATGTGTAATAATTTATTTAATGAGAAAAGGGGTAATGAAAATATGAATAGAACTGATAAAATTAATCCAGACTATTACAGTAATCATCCATCAGGTATCGAATGCATTCAGATAACAGAGCATATGGATTTCCTTACTGGTAACGCTATAAAATATCTATGGCGTGCTGCCATGAAGGGTGATAAAATCAATGATCTCGAGAAAGCGAAATGGTATATTCAGAGAATAATTGACAAAGAAGATATGTGTGAAGATAATACGACTGAATTAGAAGATGAAAATATATCTAATTGCTGTAAACATGTAAATACATCTTTTAATGAAATATAGTAATAATAATGAATGATTTTATGAAACCTGAAGGAATACTTCAAGATATTATGGATTATATTGATAGTAATTCAGCAGTTTCCATACCATTTTTTAATCTGGGAGCAGCTATTACATTTTTAGGATCAGTTCTAGGACAAAGAGTTCAGACTGAGACTGGATTGAGAACTAATATATATTCTATCTCTTTAGGATATTCCGGAACAGGAAAAAATGCACCATTTGGAACAATACCTAAACTATTAACTGACACAGATGCAAAAACTATCTTAGGACCTACAGAGCTAACATCTTCTGCGTCAATTCTAAAATGGATATCCACAGATAATCAACAAGTATCATTATTAATGATTGATGAAATAGGATTACTTCTTAATGGTATAAAAAATCCTAATTCATTTGCAAGTGATCTACCTCGTATATTAATAAAGCTATTTTCATCAACAGATCGTGGAGAAATAAAAGGATATGCCACTGGTGATTCCGTAATAATACCATGGCACCACTTGTCTTTCTATGGGGCATCAACACCGGAAAGATTTTGGGAGTCATTAACTATGGGAGATGTTACAGATGGTTTTTTAGCACGAATTTTATTGTGGGAAAACCATGATGATGCACCACTACCTAAAGATAGTATTTGTTTTAAAGATAGTAAACTATTAACTTGTGAGCTTAATAAAATTATTACAAATTATCCAATTATTAAAGTTAAATATATTCCACAACCAAGAATTATACCTAAATCAAAAAATGCAACCAAATTATTAAAAAAATTCTCAATACGATATCATGGTTTAAAGAATAAAAATAAAACAAATCAATATGGATTACCATCTATATATGGGAGAGCAGCAGAACATGTTTCAAAGATTTCACTTATACATGCAGTCTCTAATGATTTTAATACATCAGTTGTAACATCCAAATCTATTATATGGGCTACTCAATTGATTGATTACATCATCTCAAACACTACAAAACAAATAAAAGAAAATATTTCTGAAAATGAAATCGATAGATTGAAACAAAAAATGATTAGATGGATTAAAAGTCAAGATAAAGGATCTACCATGAGAGAAATTCAAAGATCACCAGGAAGAGGATTATTGTCTAAAGAATTAAAAAATATTATAAATTCACTACTATTATCAGGAGAGATTGTTGAAAAAAAAGAAGGAAGGGTTGATAAATTTTTTATTCAAAATGAATCTTAAAACAAAAAGAAGGTAATAAATGATTGGATATGATGAATGTGGATACGATATAGATGAATATGATAATGATGATCATGATAAATATAAATATGATAAAGATGGATATAATGAGAATGGTTATAATAAAGATGGATATGATGAGAATGGAAAACATAAGAATAGTTTTATAAAAACATGGAAAAGAATTTATTTTAAAGAACAATAAACTAAGTGTTGACAGTTTAATTATAACACAATATAATACTAATTAAATTTGTTGTTAATATAAAAACAAGGAGAAATTCAATGTATTCAGTAGCTAAAAACTTTACAGCATGTAAGGTTGATAAAACACACGGTAGAGGAAAGTCTGTAGTAACGATCACTAAACATGGAATGCTTGCCTTCAATAAGGTGTTGCAAAATGAATTTGAACTCATTAATTTTAAATTTGTTCAAATTCTGCATAACACTGATCAAAAAGTATTGTGCTTTTTGTTTTCTAAGACCGATAAAGAAGATTTTAAATCTCTTGGTGAAAGTAAGGATAAATTCAGTAACATTAATATAACTTCGACATTAAAAAAGTGCGAAATTAATTACTCTATATCTAAACGATATCTTCCCTTGATTAATAAACAAGAGAATGCAATTTTTATTGAATTGAACAATGGAGAAGATTGTTCTAGGAACTATATAAGACCAAAAGCTGTAGATAAAACAGTTGTATAAAATTTATTATATAAAAACATCCCATATAAAAACATCCTATGATTTAATATAGGATGTTTTTATATGGTTATAGCTTAAGTGTGTTTTTTAATTAAACTATTATATCCAATTTTTTTTTCTATTGCTATAATATCCTCTCTATTTGCCACAATAGCATCTCTATTTACTGTAATAACTTCTGAAAATATATCTAACGTTGCTAAAATTGCTTTAATTTCATCTTCAACAGTTTTTACTATAATTGTTTTTTCATCATCCATTTTCTACTCCTTTTATTATAAGTAATTTGACTATTCTTAGTTCACCATACCACTCCACTCCTTGTCTAATAGTTATTATCTTTCTACCCTAAACTAAACCCATAATACGTAAGGTACGTATGCATGTCAATGATTATTTTAAATTTAATTTATTAATTACTAT